TATTTAAAAAAATAAAGGATAAAAATGGCAAAAAAAGGAAGGCCTTCTCGGTATACAAAAGCAGTAGCTAAAGAGATCCTAAAAAGAATGTCATACGGTGAATCTTTAAGCGCTATTTGCAGAGAAGAAAGAATGCCGTCAAGGCCTACTGTGCTGAGATGGGTGGTAGAAGATTACCACGGTTTTTCGGACGGATACGCAAAAGCGTGGGATTTAAGATTGTCTTTTATGGCTGATGAGTTAATTGATATTGCAGATGACTCGACTAATGATTACATGCAAAAAGAAGGCAAAGACGTTTTAAACGCTGAAGCAGTGTCAAGAAGTCGTTTGCGTGTTGACACTCGAAAATGGATGCTATGTAAATTAGTAAACAGATTTAAAGATAATTACGAAGAGCCGAAAAATGACGACAAAGAAGAAAAGTTCGTTTACGTAACAAGCTCTAATCGTGATTGAAATAAAAGCCCTGCCAAAACAGGATGATTTTTTATCGCTTTCAGGTGTTCATAATCTTTTAGTTAGCGGATATGGGTTTGGCAAAACCGAAACAAAGTTAATGGCATTGTTTCTAGATATGCAAATGTACGGCAGATACAACCCTGTTTTTGCTGTTTATGACCCAACATATGATCTACTCGATTTAAACACTTTACCGAGATTGCTTGAGCGGCTTGACCAATTCGGAATATCTTATAAACATAATGGCTCGAAAAAAACTATTCAAACAGAAAAGCATGGCAAGATAATATTGCGCTCAATGGACACGCCAAATAGGATTGTTGCTTATGAGAGTTTCAGGGCTTATGTTGACGAACTAGAAACTTTAAGACCGAAGCAGGTTGAAGACGTTTGGAAGAAAATCTTAGGAAGAAACAGGCAGGTTTTGCATGGTTGCGAAAGCGCGCAAAATAGAACTTACACTTTCACTACTCCAGATGCTGGCTTTGGCTTCACGTATAAAAAGTGGGGGCAAGCTAAAAACAAAGATCGTTATCAGTTTATTCAAGCAAGCACTCGTGACAATCCACACTTGCCAGATGGATATATTCAAACATTGGAAGAAGATTATCCAGAGGCATTCGCACAAGCATTTATTGACGGCAAGTGGACTAATTTAAAAAGCGGAACAGTTTATTCAGAGTTCGACCGCAAAAAATGCCACGGTAAAATCGAAGTAAACGAAAGCGACAAGCTATTAATCGGGCAAGATTTCAACGTTGGCGGGTGCGTATCTGTTGTTGCAAAATTGCATAACGGCATACTTTATATTCTAAAAACCATGGTTTCGAAAAATACATTCGATATTTACGATAATTACACAAAGCTTTATAGTAATAAAGCGGTCGTGTATCCAGATGCCAGCGGCAAAAACGGAAGCTCAAACGCAACTGAAACAGACATTGACATTCTCAGAAAAGATTTTAGGATAGTTGTTGACGATGCTAACCCGCGAATATCGCAACGTGTATTATCGCTCAACATTGCTCTTAAAAAGGGTTTGGTTAAAATAGACACTGAAGAACCAAGCAATACAAAGCTAATTGAAGCGTTGGAACAACAAGCGTATACTGATGCTGGTAAGCCAGAAAAATTCAACGGTTCAGCAACGATAGACGATTACAATGACGCTATCGGCTATTTAAACTTTAAAATCAATGTTATTCGCAGGCCCGCTGCCAATATCTCAAGCGTAATACAAACAGGATAGAAATTAAAATGTCAGGAATAGAAGCAAGAGACGCAGGTTATAACGAATCAATCGAAGATTACGCTTTAATCAATGCGATGTGCAGTGGAGAGCGGCTCGTTAAGCAGATTGACGGCGTTATAGTTAACCCGTATGGCACTGATTCAGAAGGCATGGAGCGGTATAAGAAGTATTTAAGTTTAGCTATGCTTTATTCGATCACTGAAACAACAGTTGAGCAACTGCACGGCATGGCTTTTTCTGGTGAGCATAAACTAGAAGGGGGCGAAAATATTTCTTCGGTTATTGAAAACATTGATGGCAACGGCAATGGCGTACTTGATTTATATAAGCGCACAGTACAAGAAGTTATTAAATACGGGCGTGACATCTTATTAGTTGATTACCCAGACACTGGTGGTGCGGTGACAGTCGCTCAAAAATCTACACTTGGATTACAGGCAAAAATAGTAAGATTTAGTGCAGAGCAAGTGTTTAATGTTCGAGCAGAAAAAGGCAAGGTTCAAGAGGTTCGCATACTTGATTCATATCAAGAGTTAATGGAAGGCGGCATTAATTACGAAACAAAACCACAGGTCTTAAGATTACGATTAGTTGATGGGGTGTATAGTAAGTCAATTTGGCGCGATGGAAAAATGCACGGAACTGAAGGCGCAGTAAAAGACCATAATAATAATGCATTCGATTACATTCCAATTTATTTTGTCGGATCAGAAAATAACGATTACATGTACGACAAGCCACCAATGCGAAGACTTGCAGAAATAGACAGAAAGATAATGCAGAACAGCGCTGATTCTGAAATTAACGCGCACATGACTTCAGGAGCAACGCTTGTTGTCGGGCTTGATAAGTCGTTTGACGAAGAGACGTTTCAAAAAGTTAATGGGAAAGTTAATATTGGAGTATTTTCTTCGTTAAATGTCGGTGAAAACGGACACGCAAAGTTTGAGCAAGCAAGCAAATCAGACGCATCAAGAGAGCTTGTAAACGATAAGATAGCGTTGGCACGTCAAATAGGCGCAAAGCTAATTGTTAATGATGCAGTTCAAAATACAAAGCAAGGTGCTGAAACAAACGCGATGGCAAACACAAGCGTACTAGCATCAATTGTAACTAACTGCGCTAAAGCATACACAAGTGCTTTTAAAGACGTGTACCGATTCGAAAATGGCGGTAACAGTGATGTTGTTTTAGTCCCGTACCTTGAGTTTTCTAAGCAAACGATTGATGCCGCTGCCGCTGCCATCTACCCTGAGTTAGTCGAATCACGAATTGCTACGGTCGAAGAATCACGAATAAAATTGAGAGAGGCTGGAATACTGCCTTCTGAAATTAATGGTGAGCCAGTAAATGACGAAGAGGCAATCTTAAAAATGGGAGAGGCTGCCCCAGTCGACACGATAAATGAGTAGCAATCAGTACATCAATGACCGACTGAGCGCGCATCAGCTTTACATTCAAAGATTCGCTGGTCGAAATGTTAATGAGCTTTTAAAGTACATTGACGACTTAGAAAAACAGCTTCAATTGTTAATCATTGGCGTTAGCTCAAAAAACCAACGTGCTGTTATTGCTAAATCAAATAAGGCTATTGATGATGCGATTTCAAAACTGGAAAAAGAGCTTGCTGGCAACTTAAACGATTTCGCTGAATATGAGATCAATTTCGCTGGTGGTGTGCTTGCCTCTGCTGTCACGGTTGACGTTGCTCAAGGCGCAATTTCCAAAGGACAGATAAAAGCGATCACAGAAAAAAGTTTAATGAACGTACAGCCGAACGGAAAAGGAATCACGCTTGGCAATGCGTTTAAACAATTCAAAGCAGAACGAAATCGAGAGTTCACGCGTATAGTTAGAGACACTGTTAAGCACGCTAGAAGTTCAAGAAAAGTTGCGAGAGAGCTGGTCAAAGAAGAGATTAAGGCACTTAACTTAAAAACAAAAAAAGATATTCGAAAAAAGTCGCTATCAATGCGGCATAAAGCAGAGGCAATAATTCGCACATCTGTAAATCACGTTGGGGCAACAGCAAGAGAGCATTCGTTTGAAAAAAATGCTGATTTGTTTGAAGGCTTTGTTTATACAGCAGTGCTTGACAGCAGGACGACAGTAATATGCGCTAGCAGGTCTGGTAAATTTTATAAGTCTAACGAAAGAAAACCATCGTTGCCAGCTCACTGGAACTGCCGAAGTTTATACGTTGGTAGATTAAAAAAAGAATACAATGTTTACGATAACGACTTAAAAAGCGACAATGCATTAAACACTTCGTATCAATCGTTTTTAAAAAGACAGCCAGATGCATTTCAAAATGAAGTATTGGGAAAGAAAAAAGCCGAGCTGTTTAGAAGCGGAAAGTTGACATTGGATAAGTTTGTAGATGACAGCGGGAAAACTTACTCAATCAAAACTCTTGCTCAATTAGATAAAGAATATGACCTGAATTTGTTTATTAAAAAATAAATGTTGCTTTTTGCTATAAAAGCGTATAATGACTTTACAAAAAAAGGAGTTTTAAGAATGCCTCAAGAATTTGAAGTAGACGGAAAAAAGCAGGTGTTTTATACTGCTGAAGAATTGGCAGCTAACGCGCTTGAAGAAAAAACAAAACGAGAACAAGCAGAAAGAGAGCGAGATGAACTGTTAAGTAAAGACGCTGAAAAGCAAGCTTTAATAAAGCAAGCTGAAATTGACAAAGCAAAAGCCGACAATGATGTTGCTACTATGGCACGATTGATGGAAGAGCAAAAAGCCGAATCTTTAGCGTTAATCGAAAAAAGAGACAACGCAATCAAAAGCGAAAAAGTAAATGTATTTTTATCTGCTGATGTTAATAAATTTGGCGCAGGAGGAAACCTAAACAACGATTTAGAAACGCTAATCAAAGCACGTTTTGATATTGATTACAACATTGATGATAAAGTGATTGTTGTACGCGATAAACAAAGCGGGCAATTAGTGCCAAACCTGAAAAAACACATTGTCGAATCTGGAAATTACGACCAGTATTTATCTGGTGGTAGCGCATCTGGGGCTGGGGCAAAAGGTGGAGAGTTTGCACAATTAAACGACAAAAACCCTTTTAAAAAGGGTGAACACTTTAATCTTACAAAGCAAGCTGAAATCGTGCGAAGCAATCCAAGTCTTGCCGCAAAGCTTAAGTCACAAATTTAATAAAACTAAAAAATAGGATATAAAATGGCAACTACATTAATTAGCGATATTATTGAGCCGAGCGTGTTTAACCCTTATGTTGTTGAGCGAACAGCA